AATCATATCAGACACGAGGCTTGACACACGTTTTTTGCTCGGCAATTTAGCTGCTTCGCCTAATGACAGCGTCGGGGTACCTGTACCAGCGCCCGCAGCCCCGCGACCGCCGCCGCTTGTGTTTCCTGTTTCAAACTCACGCATAGCCTTCGCCACAGCGGGGATTTGTGCAGCGGTTATAGGTGCGTTAATATCCACACCAGTTTTCTGCGCGACATATTTCTTGTAATTGCTGACAGACGCCGCGCTGTTTTCCGGCCCTTGCGGCGCATAACGATCAATGATTTTGTTGACCGTGTTGAAGCCCTTGTTGACGTAGCTGCCGCGCAGCAAGTTTTCCTGCGCCCGTATGCCGTCTTCCGGTGTTTTAAATGTGGCAAAACCGCCGCTTGCGCCAGTGTAACCCTTTTGCGATTTTGCAAACGAACCATCTTTAAGTGCGCCGGGGTTAGTCTGCAACGCGACAGCGACGCCACCCTTACTGGGCGCGCCGCTAGTTGGCGTACCACCTGTGCGCGGGGGTTTATATCCGCCGGTCCCGCCAGCGCCCGCAGGATAGCCCATTCCGGTGTTGGGGTCTACAATAACAGGTCCAAGCCCTTCGACGTTGACAACGGTTGGCTTGATGTCAACGGCTGCCAACGAACCTTCAACAACTTCAGCAGGACCGCGGCCATATTTAGGTGTGCGAATTACGCGAGTAGACGTGCCAAGATTCTGCGTCGTAAATTCGTTTGACAACTCTTCTGCGGCGGTCAGTGCTTTAGATGCAGATGCTTCTTTCCACGGCTGAAACATCGCGGGGTCGGTCGGCATATTCTCTACGGCGTCTGACAACATACCCTGATATAGCGGGTTTTGAAATTGAGGAAGGCTGGCAATACGTTGCGCGAACCCAACCACTTGGTCAGGTGAGTCGGCGTTCTTCAACGCCGTATAAACGAACGCGTTAAACTCAGCCCCTGTTTTAAGGTCCATGCCCGTGGCCTCTGCCTGCGCTTTAGCTAGTCTAGGCGCTTGCAATTCTACTTCGCGTGCTTCACCAGCGCGGGCAAAATCCATCTCTTGACGTGCACGTTCGCCTTGAAGTTGCGCCGCGCGCTGTTGCGACGCCAAGTTTATCATGTTCGCCATCTGCGTTGTAGCGCGGGCAGGATCAGGAAGCTGCGGATTGCGCGCCTGAAGTGCTATCATCTGGTTTGCCATATCATTAACCTCTTGGTAAGCCGGGAAGACGGTATGGCGTGCTAGAACCAAAGCCGGGGCCTTGCGCCGCGCCTCTATCGAACGTGTTACCGCGGTAAAAATCCATCATAGCGTTCTGCATAGGGATTTGACCCGCCATTCCACCAATCTGACCAAGGGCTTGGTTCAGTGCGTTAGCCTGACCGATGTATCCAGACGCGCGCGCTTGACCGGCGTTGTAAATGTTCGACGCTTCGTTCTGACCCATCTGCCCAGCGGCGCCGGTCATCACGTTTGTGGCGGACTGACCTGAACCCATCAACGATTGCAGCGGATTCAACTTGGCAGACCGCTCAACTTGATAGCGGTTAAACGCGTTCTGATATTCTTGGCTGGCTAAGTCCTGCCCAAAACGCTGCACACCCTTGAGGGTGGAGCCAGATAGCAGATTGCCGCGCGCTGCGGCTGACCGCTCTAGCGCCTTCATGCCTTCCGCTTGGCGGAAACCATAGCCGGGGTCTTGCTGGAATTGCTCAGTACCAAAAGATTTACCGAGGCTGCCGTAACCCGCAGCGGCCTTGTCGCCGCCGATGCCCAGCAACTGCATAATCTCTTGCTGCGCTGTTAGGCCACCTTGGCGAAACGGCTCTTGCAAAGCCTTTTGTTCTTCAAACATACGCTGTTGTGCAGCGGTAGCATCGCGCGCGGCCTGCTCTTGCGTTTTGGCGGCTCTTTTAGATGCTTTGCCGGCGATGGCGCCGCCGGCAAGTGAACTTGCGGCGGATATGCCTGCGGCGATTGCCATGCCTGTGGTAAGTGCCATTAGTTTAATCCCTTTACGAACACACGTTCTGTGGGTGTATACCCTAAACGCCCGTACATTTTCACCATAGTCTCAACGCGGTCGTTGTCTAGCGCAACCATAAACATAGCTTCTGCCTGCTTACCCTTACCCCATTTTTCTATTTCTTGGAATAGCAATTTTGATGCTACTCCACCCCGTGCCTCTGGTTTAATATACCACCATAACTCCTGCGCTACTAGCTTTGCAGGGTTAAAATACATGGGGTATGCAATAGCGGCGGTAATGCCGATCAGTTCGCCGTCAGCTTCCGCCAACAAAACAACCATGTCTTCATTCTCTAACGCACCTTCGACAAACGCAGCAGTGCATTCACGGTCAAACGGGATTAGATGATTGACAGGTGTCGTCGCAACAAACGCTGCCGCCAAGTCCATGTAGCACGGTATGTCATCGACGGTAGCAGGGCGAACTGTTACGGACATTAGCTAACCAGACGACCTGACGCGCGGATGTTGATGGCGGACGCCGTACCAGCGATGGTGCTGATGAAGCCATTGTTAGGCAGCACATGGCCGACCAGTTCAGGAAACGTATATGTCTCTGATGGCTGGAGCGTCTTGGTCTTGACAATCAAGTTGTCGTTGCCGGCGCTGCCCGCAGGCGAGACAAGGTTGACGCTGATTGTTGCAGCGGTCGCGCTGTAGTTAGTCGCGGTAAACTTGTCGATGATTGTCTGCACGCCGTTCGACGTATACTGCGTCGTTTGAGTTGCTTCCGCGGTCTTGGCGGGGATGATGTTACTAATCGATACGGCCATATCTTATTCCTTATAACGAAGTAATTGTTTGCCAAGCTGCGCCGCTATATACACAGGCTTTGGCAAGCGTAGTATCAAATACCATAAGACCAGCGGCAGGACTAGATATAGCGTTCTTTTGAACGGTTGTCATGTTGGGTAGACGAAAACCCTTAGTTGTGGACTGTACATCTAAAATTGCAGACGCATTCGCTGTGGCCCCAACTCCGACATTGCCCGATGTATCAACTCGGACACGTTCCGAACCACCAGAAAAGAACGTAATGGGAAGGTAAGTGCCGGCGCCGCGTATACCTGAATTGATACGAAATTCGCTCCCAGCCACTACAATAACTTGCCCTACGCTTGCGGCAACAAAAGTCGGGTCGGTTTCAAGGTTAATACCAACGTTAAACCCTGATGCGCTGGGTACGATTGGAATAACGGTTGCGGATGATGCAGTAGCAGTCTGGATTGCCGTGCGGTTTGCAAATGTACCGTTGGAAAAGTCACCGAGAATGCGTTGTCCAGTACTGCTAAAACGCAAATCGCCGGAGCCAATGTCCAGCTTACTTGCGGGCGTAGCCGTGTTAATTCCTAGTCGGTTATTGGTGTCATCCCAAAACAGGTTAGCGTTGTCTTGCGTATATACACCTGAAGCACCAGCAAACACTACCGAGCCAGCGGTGAATGCAGTAGCCGTACCTGTGCCGCCGTTGGTAACGGGTAGTGTGCCAGACACCTGAGTGGTAAGGCTTACACCAGACAATGTTCCGCCAAGCGTAAGTGAGCCGGTGCTAGTCACAGTACCCGTTAAAGTTATACCGTTGACCGTACCCGTCCCGCTGACACTGGTGACAGTGCCTGAACCTTTGTTATTAAAGGTGGTCCAATCTGTGCTGGTAAGATACCCGTTAACAGATGTTGTTGCGGCAGGCATACTGATGGCAGGCGTCGCGCCGCCGCTGGATACGACAGGGGATGTTCCTGTAACGCTGGTGACAGTCCCCGAACCTTTATTATTAAATGTATTCCAATCTGTACTAGTTAGGTATCCGTTAACAGATGTTGTCGCGGCAGGCATACTGATAGCGGGTGTTGCGCCGCCAGAAGACACAACTGGCGATGTCCCCGTAACGCTGGTGACCGTGCCGGCTGCGCCGGTCAGAACACCAGCAGATAGCGTTAATCCGCCAGCTACACTAATTTCTTCGGCTGCGCCTGTGCTGGCAGTAGTGCGGCCCAACAAGCGGCTGGTAGCCATTGTCAAGCCATTGGCCGAAGCATACGCGCTAGGGGCTACATAGTCAGTTGCGGCGACCGCTGCCGACAATGTGGTTCCGTTGCCTTTTACCAACCCTGTAACCGAGGTGGACAGCGTAATTGCAGGCGTTGTGGTCGGGTTGGCAACAGTTCCGGCAAAGCCGTTTGCGGATACAACTGAAACGCTTGTAACTGTCCCGACGAACGCGTCCGTAGCGTTGATAGTAATTGCGCCCGCACCATTGGTAATGGTGACGTTTGTACCCGCAGTAAGCGTCGCTTTAGTCAACGTATTGCCGGTTGTATTGCCGATCAGAAGTTGACCATCGGTATATGAAGTCTGCCCCGTACCGCCACTAGCTACAGCCAGCGTGCCGCCAAGCGTAAGTGTACCGCTTGTCGTAATTGGTGAGCCTGTAAAAGTCAGCCCTGTTGCGCCGCCAGACGCAGCTACTGAAGTGACAGTACCGCCAAGATCAGGCGGCGTAACGCCAAAAGCATTTTGCAGGCTGTTTAAGCTGCTTTCTAGGCTTGCGACCATACCATCAGAAGTAATTGCGGATGTTTGCGATACAGACGCCAACATGGCGTCGTAGGTAGCCAGCAGAGATGTAGCGTCAGGTGCTAACTCGACTTCATCTTGATTGGTCTGCGTAGCTGTCAGCAGTGATAAAAAGAACCGATACCATTCACGGCTAATCGCGCCTGACCGTGGGTCGATAAACTCGACGCGCGGCGGCGTTAACTGGGTAGGGTTGATTGGCGACAGCGCCATCAGGCGCTTGTCCCACTAATGGCTAGTTCAGCGCCCATGATGTAAATTCGTACAGGGTCTGTCCCAGACACTTCGTAGACGCGGTCGCGTATTTTCATCGTTGCGCCAAGGCGGCGCCAGATGGTGCGGTGTCCAAATTTACCAATCCTGCCCATTGACTTCCAATGTTCGTTTGACCAAGTATGACCGCCGTCATCAGAGAAACGCAGCATAACTTGCGGATTATATCCCGGCGCGGCAGGATAGGCTTCCGTTTCCAGCGCGTATCCGTTATAATCTTCGGCGGGTTGCACTTGGGTAACCAATGGATTATTATTATCGTTGGCTTCCGTGACTAATTGATCAGCGGCTTGTGTAGTCAAATAGCCTTGCACAAACTGCGCCGCAAGAATGTTACCTGATTCAGTGGCAAGGTCTTGGGCATCGTAAGCGGGGTAGGCATTTAGGCCAACGCCAGTTTCACAATCAAGCTGCATTGCGTGCTGAATAGTACGCGTGAGGTTGTTAGCACCCGTTGGCAGCGCGCGCCATGACCGCAACCATTTCTGTGCTGCTCCATCGTCGGCGTACACCTCAAGGTCAAACTCATAAATTTTGCCGTTCTGATAGTCGCCAACAACTGTGGTGCTGTTAAAAAACATCTGGTTGTTAGCGCGGTGACGGTTAAACTCGCCGTTATTAAGCGAAGCGCGTTCATGCCATGCGCCAGTAGCAACATCATACACCCATGTGGTGTTAGCCGATGGAAAATTCAAAACGTAGAAGCTGTGGCCGTCCTGCTGATATGTGTAGCCGGTTGCATCTGAGATGTCAGCGTATTCCTGCAACTGCCATTCGATAGCGTGCGTAGACACACGCTGACCAATGTAGCCAGCAGCCTTGTAAACGATACCTTGACCGCGTGCGTCCTTACCCAGCCAATAAACTTGGTTATCCATTTTGGCAATGCTGTAAGGGGCGGCGCAACCTAATTCGTTAAACGCGCCCTGTATACGGGTCAGCGGAAAGTCGAGTAGCCCTGCGTCATACCAGACTTCGGTTGAGTTTGTACCAAACACCCAGACTTCGCGGTGGTCTACAAAGACTGCAACGACATTGTCGGGGTTGCCTTCGGCGCTGGCAAACTCCAGCGGGTCAACACTGGTTCCATCCAGTAGCTGCGTGACCCAGATTTTCTGGCTGTCAGGTTCGTTGAACGTAAAATAGCCGTCGATGTAGCCAACCGTACCAGCGCCGGGGAAGTCAGGGTCGGTGATTTGCTGAAACACGTCGGTGCTGGCGTTGTAGATGTAGCCTTGCGGGTTAGCTGCAATAAATAGCTGCGTGCCGTTGTCAGCCATGCTGACAGGGCCAGAACCGCCCACACTACCTTTGGCAAACGTGTTCCAGTTGCTGTCTATCTGATATAATATGTTGCCTGATACGGCATAGCCATAGTTGCCATATGTCCACAACCCACGAATAGGGCCTGTACCAATAGTGGCTAGTGTGGTTAGCCCCGGCGCGCGTTGGAGGAACGCGGGTTCCTTGCCGCCTTCTGGAACAATCTCCGGAAACAGGTTAACCATGCGGTTGTCAGCGGCGTTGACGCTTCTAGCGACATACGCCGACCCAAGGATCGGCGTTTTCATTTACGTTGTTACCGCTTTGATTACTGCAAAGGAAATTACAATAGCTTCGCTCAATGAGCCAGCGGTAATGTTCCGCACGTTAATGCTGGCTGAACCCGCGGCGGACTGAGCATTAAGTAGGTAAGATCCTGCCGTGCCGCCGCTGATGTGGTTCATTATTAAAATATCGTTTGCCTCAATAACAGTGTTGGTTAGCGTAAAGCTGACCGTAGTATCTGCGGCAAGCGCGGCGGCGTTTAGTGTAATCTGGCCGGTTGACTTGCTCAACGTCACGCCGGTTGCCTTGCTGGTAGCTTGGGTAACCGTTCCGCCAGAGCCGGTTGCGTAGCCATGTTTTCCAGTGCTGCTGATAACAATGTTTCCTGTAACGCTTAAACTTGTACCAGTTGCGGCGCCAAGCACAGGTGTTGTCAACACCATCGAGGTGCTGGTGCAATTCGACAGGTTACCGCTGGCCGGCGTTCCTAGCGCGGGCGTAACAAACGCTGGGCTAGTGAATAGGTTGGTTACGGATAATTGTTTGGTTGTATTAGTCGTGGCCTGAACAATCGGCAACACATCAGCGCCCGCTTGCGAAGCGGCAACAGGCAGCGCGGAGATAGCAATATTAGTCATTTAGTAATTCCCTGCATAAATGTTAAAGCGTTGGC